GTTTAGCATATTATTATTTTTTTTATAAAAAAAATTTTTGAGGGAACCGTGCGTGGGGAACTTGGTGTATGTGTGTCTTTTTAAACGCGAACAAAAAGGGGGTGCTGGGGGTCGTTTTTGGTCCCGTTCCGGTCCCGTTTTCGATCCGATAGGGTACCTGCAAAGCCTCACATTTGATCGGGTTTGGCATCGCGCATGAAAAAGCCCAGCGCAAAGGCTGGGCGTTTCCGATTGGCGCGTGTCGCGCCGCTTATGACGGTGGCGTCCTGCCTGATAAGGCGTCAATGCGGTCCTGCCACCAATCGAAATCGTCATCAGTTATTCCAGACCATACGCTTGAATTTATGTTGTCGCGCAGAGTGGGCGTTGGCGTTCCATCGGTCCAAGTCTCTAACACTTGATAGCGTGTAAGGTCTGTGCCGTCACCATAGGACGCGCCTTGTGCCTGCTGTGTGTGTGTCACTACAGCCGCATCGCCCACACGGTTGCGGATTTCGGAAACCATGCGGCGCACGCTTGTTTCCGCCACGCCTGTCGCCAACATAATCTCTTGCGTGCTGGCACCGTTTGCGGTGCGCAGCATGTCATATACCATGCGAATGCGGCGTGCCTGTGCCGCAAAAGCTGACGCGCCTGTGCGCGGTGTTGTGTGCGTTGTTGCGGTGCTTTCCTCAAAACGTTCGGTGCGTGTCCAAGTGATAAGGTTATGAACGAATTTCACCCAGTTAATCGCCTTCTCTGCGTCAATGGTTCCTGCCGCTTGGCGAAATTCAATAGTTCCAAATGTGGTCCACGGTTGCAAGTTAATGGTGCCGAATTTGCCATGTGTTGCTTCGCGCAATTCGCGCACCGTTGGTCCTGCGTGTTCAATGTCAGCAAGGCGCAATTGCTGCGTCATGCGGTTGTTGGTGCGGCTGCGTGGGTGCATGCTGTTGATAACAGACTGTTGAGCAGTATAACGGCACATAATGTCTTTTAGCTCTGCTGCTGTCATGGGATCGCCTAAAAACTCGCTTCCACGGTCCTGAGTGATAAGGCGTCCAGTGTCGGCGGTGTGGCGTATGCTTTCACGGGAAAACTGCTCGGCGTCCATCTGCAACAATGCTGCGTTGCTGAAATGGACATGCATGCCACAGCCGCGCCCACCGTCTGCGCCTGCTGCGCTCAATGCGGCGCAGCACTCGCGTATATAGTTCCATGTATACTCGCATGGTGCCAATGGCATCATGACGGTTTCAGCGTCTACACCCATGCTGCAATCAACTGTAAATTCGGCGGCTGTCAGGCCATTGCGGGAAAAGCGGTTGCTGATGCGGCTGGGTGTTGCGCCGCTTGTTTCAAATTCTATTCCAAATAAGTGTATCATTTTCTGTCCTTTTCTAAGTGTCTGTTTTTAAACAGTTTTTTCGCCCAAGGCTTGTCCGTGGACTCCTTTATATATAGCCCTATTTTCAACCCATTTGTCAATACAGAAAATCACACGGTGCGTCACTTTGTCGCATCAAGTGATAAAAATTACCATTGGTCAACTTCCAAACCATTAGTCAGTTTTCAAAGCATTCAGTCAATTTCCAAACCGTTGGAAAGCCGAACAATTGTTCGGGTTTGTATGTGCGTGGTGCTGATGCGGATACAAAAAGGGCCGAGGTATATAATACCCCGACCCCGATCCCGATTAGTCCCGACCCGATCCCGAAGGCCCGACCCCGAAGAGTCAGGCCCGATTGTTAAACCCGATCAATACGCGCTAGACTAGCTTCAGTCTCTTGTATCCCGACAAGTTCTGATTCGCTGATTGAATAGGGGCTGTGTTGTACCACATGGTCCACACGCCTAGACATTTCATCTCCCAGCCAATCAATAGCTTCATACTCTTCATCAAAAGTTTTGACCGTTGGATTAGGGTCAAGACTATCTACTGCATATGTTACTTTCCACATCATTCTGTCTCCCGCTTGTAAAAGAAATCACCCGTTGTCCATACGCACAAGCTATCGTGCTTGCGTGTTCTGATTTGCGCATAATACTCAGCGCAACCGTTTGGCACATTGTCTGAGTATTCTAGCTCAAGTTCACCGCAGTATAGCTTGTCAATCTCTTTTGAGACTAACGCTTCAATATCTAGCTTTTCATATGGCCCTAGGCGGCGGTTGCAAAGTAACTCGCCAGTGTGATTGTTCTCAATTGTTAAAAACATAGCGTTCTCCTTTTTGCTAACACCTATATAACTTGAGTCAACCACCAAGTCAACTACCAAGTCAGCAAGTATTTTAAATAAATGCAACAGAGTTCTATACTTAAAACGTACCATAAACACCGGGCGCTCCGGGTGAGTAAACACGAACAATTGTTCGGGTTCTATTCCGGGCAAAAAAGAACCCGGTGAATTAACACCGGGTCTAAGTTTATGCGACTTCTGTTTTCCCCGCTTCGTTTGCCGCAACCCGAAGGCAATAATCATCAAGCCCGAAGTCCCGATACCCTTCTTCGATCATGTCGAAGTAGTGCTGACTTGGAGGCCCGACGTAGTTTTTATTATTCATTTCATACACTAACCAGCCGCCGTTAATCTTCCGACGATTGTAAAGCGTTGGATACCCTTCCAATATATCCAGTGCTTCTAGGCAACTAGGCGTGATGGCCCATAGCGCAACGGGGCATATGCTGTCCCGATCAGGAACAATGTCAGCGACCCCCCGAAAGACTAGCCGAGTGTCGGGCAGATAGAATCCGCCCATCGGTTTAGCTAACGGGCAACGTGCTTCCATTGCCCGACGATTAGTATTCATGCCATAGGCCATATAAAGCATCATGTTTACACCGACACCCATTCATCTTCGCCAAGCTCCCGAACGGTCTCACCATCCTTGATAAGATATTGCCGCAGGTTACGCTGACATACGCGATAGTCAGAACCGCTGAGTTCCAACAGGCCGTTGATACGATCCCGCGTTGTGACGGTGGGCCAATCTGCGAGAGTAAACCACAGTTTGCTTTTGCCTCGCTCCGCGATCAAGTTTCCGTGCAGCCATACACTATAACCGTCCGTATTAGTCCGCTGCGCCGAAGCCTTCTCACCTTTTAAGAAAGCGGACATGATTTTGTGTGTTTCTTTTCTCATGCGTCTGTCCTTTCATTTACTAGACAAACAACACATATCCCACATTATCCCACATGTCAACAATTAAAATAATAAAGTTGAAATAAAAAACCCCCGCTGTTGCAGTGCGAAACCTAGCCAAGCGGGGGAGTAAGATTGAACCATCAATCAAGGAGTAGTGTAGATGACACTGCCTGACCCCGGCCTATTTGTCAAACGCGAACAATTGTTCGGGTTGTTGTGGTGGAGGTGGTGGAGGTGGTGGTGGAGGGGGTCAAGGTCTGTCAACGGTTGACCCCCGGCGCTACCCGGAACCCGGAGTGTACCCGGCATGTCCCCCGGAACCCCGATCCCGAACAATTGTGCGGGTTTCCCGACCCGGCCCGATCCCGGCCCGATTACAGGCAACCGGGGGTAAAAGAGTTAACATAATACTTGTTTGTGAGAGGGGGCCTACAGAACCCGAACAAGTCTTCGGGTACCCCGATCCTCGAAAGGCCCGACTTGGCCCTGTGGGGGCGCTCTGACGGCCCCGAAGGTGGCCCTGCGGCCCTACCCGCCAAGCCCAGCCCCGATCAGTGCGGCTTTTCGCTAATTTCTGTTAAGTGTTCTGGTTCTGTTGCTTCAGGTGTTACATCGATCATTCGGCTTTTAGCCCGATCCATGATGACTTGCAGCTTTTTAGTGATTTCGTCTTTATCCATGCTGTCTATTTTTTCGTGTGTTACGTGGCTGCGGTTTACCATGAGGCCGGTTACTTTGAGTCGCAGTTCTTCTGCTTTGATTGCTGCGCTATAGTTACCTGCGGCCCATGCTTCATCGCGGAGCATCTGCATATCCCGAACAGATTTGGTTATGTTGACCCCATACTTTGATTCTAGTTCGACGCGCATTTCTTCTAGGCGCTCCCGAACGTGTGGCGTGTTGAGTAGTTGCACGGCTTGCACGTTTGGGTGTTTGTACCCTGCGGCTCTGGCTGCGGCTGTTTGTGTCATGTCTTTGTGCAGGAAGTTATTTAAGAATGTTTGCTGCTGCGGTTTAAGTGATGGCCCGTTTGGATTTTTTTCCCCGACTTTTGGCATGCTGCGAATCCCTGCTGTGGTGCCCCCGATCAATAGCACATTATCCCACAAGTGCGCAAGTCCTTATCACGGTATTGGCTGCATTAGATTAACATCAAGGGGGGGTAGTATATATACCCCCCTGTAAAGGGGGTACCGTGCTTACCGTAAAATAACGCATTGATTTTATTCAACAATTTACGGTAAAACGGGTTTTTACCGTGCTTACCGTAAATCCTTAACCCATTGATATTGTTTAACATTCTACGTTACGTTAAGCACGGTAAAATTTAACGTGGATTTTTTTACCGTAAATTATCCAATAAAATCAATGGGGCGGTTTTTCGTGAAAATGGCTATTATTTTATTTACATTTGCTATTGACACTAGGACTTTCTGGGATTAGGTATGGTGTTATCTTTTATAGCAAAAGGAAAGTGACAAATGAAACTACAAGAGATATTTGACGCAGCTTCGGTTCATTTGATGGGCATGGACGGCCCGTCATTGGATCAGGACGCTGACGCTTGCGTATACCGTGGCAAGGACGATGACTGTGAGTTCAACGGGCAGAAGTGCGCTGTTGGCTTGTTCATCAAGGATGAGCATTATGACGATGACCTTGAGGGTCAAGGTATAACAGGTAGTCAGCTTGTTGCTGACGCTGTTGCGGCGTCTTGGGAGCAGGAGCATTTAACTGACGCTCAGTTAATGTTGTTGGCTGATTTACAGGACGCGCACGATCACGGCACAGGCGGTAGAGTATGGTCGAATTATATTATCGCGTCTTTAGACGGTGTAGCCACCAAGCATCACCTACGCTTTAATCCGAAGGGGGCCAGCGCATGATACGTTTAACAGACATTGCGGGACGCAAGACGCTTGCGGTTACGTTGGGAGAGCGGACAGGTCAGGACATTCATTACAGCGAAGTTTGCGCTGATGATAAGTATGTTTATCGCCACAACTCTGAGTATCCTGACGAAGTTGAGCTTTATGAGATTCCGCTTCCTATGTGCGCAGAGGTTTATGACGATGTTGCATATGACAAGTCACCGTTTGTAGACCCGAACAATTTCAGTCGTGATTCACAGCGCGGCGTTC